TTTCATGTCTCCTCTTACCCTGGTCTTAGACCAGAGTAGCCCACCCAACCTTCATGCCGACGGGTTGGGACCGTCCATCACGCTCGAGATGTGCCAATTCACGAGGATTCTCACCCTTGTGGGTTAAGCACTTTCGAAGTGCTCCGAAATCGGAGAGCTGGTCCAGAGGTTTCCTCTGCATAACAGAGAGAACTTGGACCTCTAGACGCTGCAAGTCGCGGTTAACCCGCGTCTTATAGTAACTAGACTCCCACGACCAGAAGCACACACCAGGCGTGCCGACAGGGGCATACGGTATGTGGCGCAAGCGGCGTAGCCGCTTCTCCACAAGACCGGCGGTCTGATAATAGCCTCTTTCGTAGAGACGATTATGCAGATCGACCTCCTTGGCAATCAAGGTGAAGTGATCACTGCGTGTCGGACTGGCGGCTCTATTCCGTACGATGGAAACATCGTGGCCGGAATACCAGTCTGAGCCACAGCTCTCCCTAAAGGCGGAAGCCCAAAAGGATTTGCTGAGGTTGACTTTGAGGCCCATGGCCTCGAGCAAGTCACACACAGATTGTGTGCTGTCGATGGGGATGATTAGATCATCACCATAGACACGGACAGGGGGTTTTACCCCGGTCCGTTTGTAGGTCGGAGACCTGCGCATGCCCATCTCGATGATAGTCCTAAAGACCATCGTCTCGATGGGGAAGCAGAGAGCGCTACCCATAGAAGCGAACTTCTTGAGGTAGTGCTTAGTGCCATCCGGAAGGATGATACTTCTGCTCCGGGATGCTAGGGCAACCTTGCCGACAAGCAGGTTGGATCCTAGCACAGCTTGCGCAAGCTGAAGACTCACGCGGTCACTGGCCTCAGAGAGGTCAATAGTCGCGTAACCCTGGTCGATACTCGCCTGACGGGCGAGGTCACGATTGAAGGACTGGTCAGCCCAGCACATGCTCTCATAGAGGGCACGGTGCTTCGGCATATCCAGAACTTCTCTCATGGCGCTGTGGAGACCTTGCTGAACGTATTGATGCTCAGCGGGCTCCATAGCAATGACACGGGGTGTCTTCATGGTCTTCGGAACGAGAGTCAGCTTAGCTGGCCTCTCGTCCTCTTCCGATAGGACAACAGGGGGGTTCTCATACGAGTCCCTCCAGTTGACGCTCAGGATGTGCCACCAAGGTAGCACACTCTGAAGCCGCTCCGTCCAGAAGCCAAGGCTGTACCGCGAGTTGTAAGACTCACGTGTAGCCAGCGCCCCGGACGAGTGGCGTGGCGCGAAGTTCTCACTGAGAACAACACGCTCAACGTCCCGAAGATAACTGCCAAAAAGTTCTGTGGCAGTGATCCTGAATTCCCGAAGGAGCACAGGATCAACATCTCGGATCCTATCGTCCGTTTCGACGTACCCATGTACCGCGGCCGCGATGCGGTCGGGGGTGCATTCAAGCTCCACTTTCGAGTGAAGCGAGAGGATCTGGCGTACCGCCCTAAGGGCGGCGGCAGATTCCGGAGAAGTCGAAGCCGGATATGAAGAACCAAGCGGGAAGATGATCTGAAGGAAACCCGAAAGGAATTTCGGGAGACCTCCAATTCCAGTCCTGAAGGACTTGAAATTGGTGTCAGAGTAGCCCTTATCGAGAAGAGATAAGATCTCTTTCTCGAGCGAGGGCATGGTGATCGTAAGAAACGAAACACCTTCTTCCCTTTCTCGTGCGAGTATTGTAAGCTCGTCACGAGAGGTGCGCACACGGCATATCTCTCCAAGCTCACGTAGCATGGAGATGGTCAGCTCGACCATGCTTTTCATATCTCCCCGTTTCTTGTGGGTGGGATATCATGGCATGGCTTTAGCAGACTCCCTTGTGGAAGCTGAACAGGAGAGAGCTTAGCTCTCGCCTGCGATCAGCTTCTGCACGTTAGCCGGCACAGCGAAGAAGGCCACGATGGCCTTCGTCAGTGCCTCCACCTGCACGTTCGTGGCTCCCTGGATGGGAGTGTCCACGACGAGGTGCGCGTGGAACGTGGTCGGAATGTTCCGACCTTCGACCAGCGGGTTCGGGACGATGTCCGAGAACTTGAGCTGGCCGACGTGGCGGTTGCGCTTGGTGTAGGAGTGCTTCACCGTGAAACCGTACTTACGGTCCTGCGATGAGAACGCTCCTTCCGAAAGCGACATACCAGTGCGGTTGAGGACAACGTCCTCGGTACCGACCTTGACGGTCAGGGAATCAGCGTAAGCCATGATGAGCTCCTTCGGTGTCTCTCGACATGCGAGGACTAAGGGACTTTCCCTTAGTCGGTTGGCGCTATGTTGGGAACGCCAGGCGACTTGGACAATCCAAGTGCGCCGAGGATCGACCACTGGAAGGCTGAAAAGCCATCCCAGGAGACGTCCATAGAGTAGGGGGAACCGGGCACCCGGTGCGACCTGGTCATAGACCAAGTCGCCGTTGTGGGTGTCACAATCCCCTGTCCGAGAGACTGGGCATTCGGCCTAGACGCACGACGGTAGGTCCCCGCGAGGGAGTCCGAAATCGTGAATCCAGAACGACGTGCAACAGTGCCATAGCGGGTAACTTGCTCCTGATAACGGAGAAGACCCCCAATGTCACTGAACCAGTCAATCATCCAGGACCATGGAGTCAACTCATAGGCAACGGAGGCGCTAGCGCCGCCACCTAAGAGTTTCTCAGCTTGCGCCTTGTACATGTCCATTCGACTCAGAGCTTTGTCAGGATCACCGACAAAGTACTCAAAGGTAGAAAAGACATGCAACGTACGTTGAGCAGAGGCCTCGAACTGATCCGTAACCGCGCAACTAAGACTAATGTTGCCCGGACGAAGTCGGTTCGTGACTTGCCAACGGAAGTTGCCAGTGTCAGACTGGACGATATACGTATTCCCATCTTGGCCAAAGGCCGAGAGAAGGGAATCCGTCGTCTTCGACCCGAACGAACTCTCAATCGTGCGCGTATACTTGCGCTTGACGAGAGAAGCCGAGTCACTGACAAACTGACGCGTGATAGCGTCAGCTTTCACCACTGCTTCAGCACCTTTCATGATATCAGAATAGGTGGGAGCAATGCCGAACTGGTACGAGAGCCATCCACCGCCAGCGAGATCTTTGAGATCGTTGAGCACGCGGATGTCTGTGCGATCAGGGTCGATGATATCATTGATGCCAGCTTGGCCATCTCTGATACGACCCTTCCTTCTGAGACGGGTAACCGTCTCTGGAAGGTTCGCAGCGAAGCGGTAGATCTGAGACACATCTCGGAGCTCGGCAATAAACCGAGTGAGATCCACCTCAGGTCTAGTGGGAACAATGTTCCTCATCAGCGATGAGGCCTCAGCGCGATAGATCTCTGGATTCAGAGCCGTATCGTACGGAAGCCACATGTTGGAGAGGTCGGTGAAGTACGTGCCCGTCTCACTTTCTAGCCTCCCGGAAACTCTCCGGGCGGGGGAAGTGAAGGTGCCACGAGAAGGCGTACGAGTAGTACGCTGATGCTTTCTCTCGTGGACCTTGAACGGATCCATGACCCTCATAGGGACGTTGGATGTTGCACGCTCGATCCGTTCCAACGCGTCAATTTGCTTGACGATGTCGGACCGCTTGCCAGTGCTATCGAGCAACTGGATAGCGGCTAGCTCCTCTGTTCCCAGAGGGCC